TCGTGCGAATACTTGCCGCCTGTCGGCTTTCATCTTGTCTATGAAGTCTTGTGTAACTGGATACACCTATACCACCACCTCATGGAAATAACAATGCCGCCACGGTTACGCCCTCTACAGCACTGTAGTCTACATATATCTGCCCTGCCCCGCCGTCTGTCTGATTGTATATGTCGGTTGCAAACGGGCCGATGAATTTTTGTTTTCCGGCTTCAATGGGTACTTCTCTATCTTCCAGCTTCAGGCCCGCCCGTACGTAACCGGAGAGGATTTTCACCGTTATTACTTCCTCGCTGTCGTTGCAAACGTGGAGGATTACCCTGCCGTTATTTTCTACAGCGTGGCCTTCGGTTACTGCCGGGGAATATGCCGCCGATAGTCCAGTATCTGCCAGTTGCTGCCTTGCTAAACTTGTCCTTGCCATTTCTTTCACCTCACTACTGTTCGATAAATCCTATGCTTACTTCTTCCCAATACCTGACACCGTTTTTCGTGTGCCACAGGCTGGTTACAATGTCCCCTGCATAGCAGGTCATTGTCTTTGTGCCGCCAGCATCGGGGTATTCCAGGGCGAAAAACGGCTTATTTGCCGTTATAGTATCTATGATTGTTTGCAATTCGCTATCAGGCACCATCTTCCAAACCACGTCCACTCTGCGCTTTGTTGCAATCAACTCCATCATCATTTTACCGGATGCAGAGCGGTTTGACTTTGTGATATCAAACCGCCCGACTTTAAGCTCCGAAGGTGTTTTTACCGTTACTCCTGCGATTTTTAGCATATGTTACACCCCCTGAACTACAAGATTCAGGCCCTGACGCTGGCCCTCTCGGATTATGGCGGGTAGTTGCATCCTTGCTAGTACGGTATTGTCTATCTTAAGGACAAGCTCCTTGTCGTCCTGCCTTGCTGATGCCTGCATGATTCTTAATGCATTCGTAAATGCTCTGTATACTGCCTGTTCTATTGTTTCAGCAGTTAGTCCCGTTGCGTCAGGATTGTATTTCTTAGGTACTACTGCTTCGCCTTCATGCAAGTAAGCCAGCATATCCTGCGGGACGTAGTTTGTGCCAGTAGCAAGCTTTGGTATTTTCGGTATATTGATACCCCAGGTTCGCCCGCCGTATTTAGGGACCCAATCTGGTATTTTAATGCTCAAAGAGTTGAGCGCGTCAATTACCCAGTTGATGCCGTCGATGATTAGATTAAGCGGGAATTTCACAATTCCCCAGAGCGAATCAAACACGCCCTTAAATATCTGCTTTACGCCTTCCCATGCCTTTTCCCAGTTTCCGGTGAATACGCCGGTGATAAAGTCCATCAGACCGATGAAAATGTTCTTAAGTCCTTCGATGATATCACCGATGGACTTGAACATATTGTCAAATACTGCGACAAATACGCTGCCAACGAATTCAGCCAAGGGCTTGAACACATTCTGCCATAGGAACTCAAACACCTTGATCAGCGCTTCAATTATCGGCTGGAATATCTTGCTGATAAAATTCCCGAAAGGCACAAATACCTTCTCCCAGAGGAATGTCAATACCGCAGATACCGCCTCGACTGCTGGTCCGAACATCTCAGACAATGCATTTCCCAAAGGTACAAGCACGTTCTCCCAGAAGGATTTGGCTATATCTGCCACAGTTTGAAATGCTACTCCCAGCACGTCAACCAATACTGAACCTATAGGGACAAGTACAGAATTCCAGAACCACAGCAGGAATTCGCCGAAAGGCACCAGTACATTCTGCCAGAACCATGTAGCAGCTGTGCAAATGCCATTCCAAGCCGCCACAAATACTGTGCCGATGAATTGCCCGAAAGGCACCAGTACATTCTGCCACAGATATACTGCGGCATCTGCAATTTTTTGTAGGATGCCATCTACTACTCCACGAAAACTCTCGTTTGTCGTGTAGAAGTATATAAACCCACCAACGAGCAATGCAATAGCGGCAATTACCAACCCGATAGGTGATGTTAACGCGCCAAATGCTGCGCTCAGGCCTGATATTGCCGTTTTAACTGTTGTAATTATTGCAGGTATCTTGTTTATCGCCTTGTATGCAATTATTCCGGTCAGTATTCCGGCTAGCCCGGCGGTAACAGCCGCCTGATTTTGTGCCATCCAGTCTCCCAAACCCCGATAGGCATCTGTCAGCATATTAAGCCATGTTATATAAGCATCGCCGACCCAATTAGCTATTGGCTGCAGGAAGTTCTCCCAGAGCCATATAGCCAAGGGCTTAAATGCTTCAATTATTGGATTTAGTATAGCTATTGATGCAGCCACCATATCAAGCCATGCCGGCAATGCTTCGCTGATAGCCCATGTACCAAACGGTACCAAAACATTATCATAAAACCATTTAAGTCCTTCGCCAATATTTTTTATCACAGGCTCTGCTGCTGTTTTCACCTTATTGAAACCCTCTATTGCAGGGTCAAACAGGACGGCAAGTTTCTCCAGTGTTTCCTGCATTTTTGTGAATGTCTCAGATTCTCCTGCGTCCTCCATCTCAAGCGGAGCCATGGCACCTGTTTCCGGCATTGCCAGCATGCCCCCTGCAGCAGTGTCGCTCATATCCTCCTGGAGCTGGTGCACCTCGTCAAAGGTTTGCAGATTTTTCTTTGCCTTTTTTGCCGCGGCCTCTGTAGCGTCCCCGACCTCGGTTATAGCTGCTGCCTGCGCCTTTGTGCTGCCGACAAGGGCGTCGGTCGATTGTTTTGCCTTTTTGCCGAGGATGCCTTGCAGGTACGAATAGAACGCCGCCATGAAGTCGCGGACCTGTATTAGCATGTTGTTGAGGCCGCCAAACAGCGTTTGTGTCAGCGTGCCGACGGTCATGCGCCATATGTCCTTTATGCTGGACGTCACGCCCTGCCAGGTGTTCTCCATCGATGCCATCATGCCACCGAAGCGTTTTGTCATACCCGCTGTTAGCATCTCAACGGCCTTGTATCCGGGTATTAGTCCTTTAGATACCATCTTCTGGAGCTCGGGCACGGTTGTCCCCATCGCTTCAGCAAGCATATGCCATGCCGGGATTCCGGCTTCTGTGAGCTGTCTCATCTCTTCGCCGGATAATTTTCCCTTTGCAAGGATCTGGCCAAGAGCGAGCGTGACCCTATCGATTCCTTCACTACCCATACCCAAAGCTGCCGTTGCATCACCAACAGCCCGCAGAGTTGGCAGGACATTCTCCGCTGCAAAACCGTAAGCAAGCATGCGCTTTGCAGCTTCAAGCAGTTCCGGGTATTCAAAAGGCGTCTTTACCGCGAAGTCGGCCATGTCATCGAGAAATGCCTGGGCCTTCTCTGCGCTTCCCAGCATGGTTGTAAAACCAATCTGTGCAGTTTGGATCATGGAGTTGAAGTCTATCGATGCACCGACAACAGACTTGATGCCTTTTTTCAGGGCTTCGAACATCCCCATGCCGAGCGTGACGGAAAATGCATTTTTGAATATGCTACCTATCCTCGAGCCTGCTTTATCAGCTTGTCTTTCGGCTTGTCTTAAACCTTTTTCATATTCCTTCGGGTCAACACCTAATTTTGCTATTACCTGTCCTACTGTCATTCTTTTTCACCTGCCTTTGTCGGCACTTTTAGACCCTTCTGTTTTGCGTCCTCAATATGTTTGTCATAATCATTATCTTCTTCTTGTTTGCCTAAAATCTGTTGAATAATTTTTTTAAAGTCCTTGCTGATAAAATCATCCGGACTAATCTCTTTTATTTTCTTTTTCTTGCCACTGAATACTCTGGCTAATATTGATACACCATTCATTATTACTGCGGCCAGAAACGCCCATTTGTTTTTCTGTTCTGTGTATTCGTCAATTAGTTTCTGTTTTTGTAGTTCTTTCATTACCGCGCTTAGTTCGCTCGGATATAGCTGCCTCATTTCCTCAACAGTCCATCCGAATTCCCTTGCGAGCAATACAACTATTTCCGCTGTGAGCCAGTCTGAGCCAAAAGCATCAGCTTCGGTATCATCTGCTTCAGCGCGAAAAAATTTACATCAACAAATGCTCCGATCAGCTTTTCCAAGTCGCTCATGTAAGCGTTTTTGACATCATCTTCCGTAATGTCCGGGAACACCACGGGCAGCTTTTTATACAACAAGTCCCAGTCTAACTCCAAGTCGTTCAGGGCTTTATCAAGGTTTTTCAGTTTTCCTTTTGTACTGGGAAATAGCTCGCGCACCAGTATCTCAAGCTCCCCAATTTTCTTTTCCTTTACGTCTATGTCCTTGTCTGCAAATTTCACGATTTTATTTCTCATGCTATCAATCCTCCCAAAAGTAATTACTTTTGTAATTACATCCTTATATACAGCGGTCCCGTGCCTGTGAAGTCAATTGACTCCTGCACCAAGCCATCAACCGGATTCTCTATACCGTCACCGTTTATAATAGCAAATCCTTCTAAGCAGCTCTGGGACGGGCCAGCATCAATAAACAACTTCACGACCACGGTTTTGCCCAGCGAATCAAAAAACTGCTTATCGCCCCAGTATGCCTCTGCACTGCCACTCCAACCAATCAATGTACGTTTAAATTCTTTCCATCCCTGACTTGCGAATGTTGTTGCCTCGGCATCATCAGCATCTCCGTCTACAGACCAGTTGAAAAAGCCTCCTGCCTGAACAAGTTTCAAGGACTTGCCGGAAACAGTAACTGTATCATCAACTCCCAGGGCCGTATCAAAAACGACAAAGCCGCCAACGTACTCCAAAGTAAATCCAGTTGTTACAACCGATCCTTTTTTCTTCACTGTTATCGGAGTGTCCGGGTCCCAATATCTCAGGTTTGCATCAGTAATCTGATAACGTTTCCTTTCTGCATCGCCAGTGCACGGTTTGTCAGAAAAAGACACCGGAGCGGTGTTAACGTCAGAAATGTACACCGCCCCAGTCATTCCAGTTATAGCCATATCTGCTCACACTCCTTAAGTCGGCAGCGTCAATGCGCCTGTGCCTGTTATATCACAGCTGAAGGTTGCCTTGTCATCGACCGGTACCTCGATTGATGGCTTGACAAACGCACTTCCCTGGAAGGTTACTCCCGAGGAAACCTCAAAGGTAAAGGTCAACTTTTCGCCATTCAACCATGCGTTTAGAATTGCCTTTTGACCGCTAGTGTCGCCCGTTTTGAGGTTTCCCTCTATGCTACCCGACCATTCCTTTAGCCCAGCAAGATATTCCTTCCAGCCGTTTGAATCAAAGCTGGTGATGTCAATATCATCTGCGCCCAAATCCAGAGACCAGTTAGCGATTTCCGCTATTTTATTCGTATCGAGCTTTACAGCTCCACCTTTTCCTGCTATTGCCATAATTAATCACGCTCCTTTATAATTTCAAAATTTACAAATAGTTCAACTCTGTTGTTTTCATCTCGTTTTAAAATTTCTGGGCTGCCCCGGGCTTTGATGAGCAGGTACCTGGTACCGGACAGCGTTTGTTCATGCAACCCATGGAGTTTCTTTGCCACTTCCCCAATCTTTGTCCTTGCAGCCGCATAGCTTTTGTTTCGCACCCTCACCTGCAAGCCCGGATACTCGCCATTCCAATGCAAATCCGGAGGTGAACCGGCGTACTCAAAAAGAGCTATGCAGTTATCCGGCTGGTCAGGTATCAGGCCCAAAAACAAGTCAGTCCCAAGGGTACCTACACCCTGAGACTGAAGATATGTGCCTATTTCTTTTAACACATCGGCATCACCTCTCCCCAAAAAGAAAACCGCCACTATAAGGCGGTTTCAATAGTTTCATTAGTTATTAGCTTAAATCCCATTCCGTGTTGTTTAGCATAATTTATTGCGGCTTTATTTTTTGCGATTACCTGTTTTGTGTTTACGTCACGCTCACTTTTTATTTCCACTAAATCTGCGCTGCCGTTAACATATTTGATCATTAAGTCTGAGACATAGTGCTTTTCCAAACCGTTAAAAACATATGGTATTATAAATGGCTCAACTTCATAGCTCTTTACTGTGTCTAATGATTCAAGGCGCTTATAAACTTCAAGTTCTAATTTTGATTTGTAAGTTATAGTGCAACCATTCTTTTTCGAATAAAACTCGCCATACTCTCCAAATTTACCAAGGCCACCAACTACTCCTTTAACAATATTTTGCGCCCTTTTGTAACTCAAATGTTTCCTTAATGCTTTATCAGCCATTGCTTTTCTGGTTTTTATCGATATTTTTCTTATTGTTTCAGGATTCTCTTGCCTTTGTTTTTTGATTATTTTACTCATTCTGGTTCTAAATGTTGGGTCGTTGTCTTTTGCCAATTTAACTGCCTTGTTTAGATTATCTTGATGTTCTGGCGTTCTTTCATAAAGCTTTAGCGCTTCGCTCTTTGACCTAGTCGGTATATTATGTTTCTTTAACCATTGCCAAACGGTTCCGTCACTGCACCCTAACATTCGAGCTATTTGCTGTGTACTTAACTTTTCGTCAACATACTTCTGGAAAAGCCATTCTTTGTCCCTGTATCTCTTTTGCTCCATAATAAAAACCACCTTCCGCTAAGTAGTTTCTCCGCTTTAATAGGTGTGGGAAGGAGTGCGGAAGCTCCTTGTCGCCCTGGGTAGCTACTCCAAGGCTATCCCACACTAATATTATACTGCATTACGGCTCCCTTCTCAACGCTTCTTTTATTTTACGTTCAGCGTATTTAATTACCTTCTTTTTGTTTGCATTGAATGGCGTTTCCAAATACTTGGCTTTGCCGCCCAGAGGATGGTTATATCCAAGCTCTTCATGCTGTCGCCGGGCGTACGGCGTATTGAAGCTGATATAAACGGCTTTTTCTTTGCCAACCGGGTCCGGAAATGCATCTTTGTGCTCCATGCCACTCCCGCCCTTCTCTGGGGGTAGAGATTCTATATATATTTGTGTAGGATTTTTAGGCAAGGAACCAACAGTCACCGTTCCACTCCTGCGCAACGTCCCTGTGTCAACTGGTGCCTCATCGATAGCCTCGGTCAAAATAGCTTCTGCTCCTGTGCGCAACGCTTTGAGCC